ATTTTCAAGTCCACCTGGCCTCCCACGCAACCATCGGCTCGTGCCAATCGGCGCAGAAAATCACGCGGGCGCGCAGGCCTTTCTTCATGCTCTTTGCGGCAGCGATAACCGCCTTGCTGACCGAGCGGAACTTGCGATCTCCGCGCGCGCCCTTGATCGTTCGCCATTTTCGGCAGCCGGCTGGCCTTATCTGTGCAAGATAGTAGCCGTGCGGAGAATAGATGTGGACGCTCACGCCGCCTTCCTCCTCACAACCCGCTCATCCCGCCGCGACTTCATCCACGTTCCGCCATTTGGCGCGCGCACACGGATGTACTTGCCGCAATCTGTGGCCGTCCAATTTTCGTTGCTCATTTCGTCATCACCTCGCGGACGGCGTTGAACATCGCGCGGCCTTCGCAGACCTTCGACCCGTCGCATTCTTCGTTCTTCGCAAGACGTCGAATCTCGCGGCACTCATCATCGGTCGGATCGCGCAGGGCGAGCGGGTGGGCGTAGAGCAGATCTCCATCGTTCATCATCACGCCATCCCGGATAGCGCCCCATTCGATGCCGGCATTAAACCCAGTTCGTTTGACGCACACAGTTGCCACCGGCTCATTCCGCTCCCGCTCGGCTTCGAGCGTGGCGATGCGGTCGCGCAGTTTCTGTAGCAGCGCAGCGCCGTCGCTATTGGCCGCGCGCAAATAAGAATTTTCGGACTCAAGTTGCGCCACACGCTCAATCGCATTCCGCCCGAGCTGCACCAGCCCTTGCACGCCGGGTTCTTTTCCAAGCTCCATCACTCACCATCCTTGCGCGTCGGGCGCGCTTCGGTATTCATCAGAACGGAACCTCACAAAAATGTTCGCAGCCCTGCGCCTGGAACTCAGGCGGCACGGTCGCGCGGAACTGGCTGCAAAATCCCGCCGAGAACTCGACGCATGCCGCGCACGGGGTCGAGGTGGGCAGCGACTCCAGCACCGCCAGCGCGTGTTTCAGCGACTGGATCTGCTCGGCCTTCTGCAGCGGCGTCAGGACGGGTGGCGAACTCATAGGCGACGATCTCCGGGTACTTGCTCGCCTCGCTGACATGGATGCGGGCGGGCTTGGTCAGTGTGTTGGCGCGGGCGGCTGCGTCCGCGACGGTGTTTGGGGCGCCCTCGTACTGGCGCGGGTTCGGGTGGCGCTGCGCCCACCACGAGACAGCGCGGGCGCGTGGCTGGCCGGTGTGCTCGAAGCACACCCATTCGCGGAAGCGGATGAACCCGCACACGTAGGTGACCTGGAGCGTCGGCACGCCGGACTTGCCGATGTGCTCGTCATACTCGACGGCGTGGACGTCGTGCCAGCGCGTGACACGCTCGGCGCTCAGGATCGGCGCGCCAACCGGGGCGGCGAAGTGGGACACCTCCCGCGCCGGGAACTCGTGCCCGCATTCGGGACAGGTCGCGCAGCCGGCGGCGATCACCGCCGAGCACTGCGGGCACTCCTTGGCCGCGCCGGTCTTCACCTCGCCAGTCTGGCCAGCCTTGCGCGGACGGCTCACGGTGATGGCGTCCACCGGCCCGTGTTCGATCGCATTCCCGGCGAAGTCGAGCACCAGGCAGTCGGTCTTGCCGGGCGCCAGGCGAAGCCCGCGGCCTACCTGCTGGTAGTACAGGCCGGGGGACTTGGTGGGGCGCAGCATCGCCACGCAGTCGATGTGCGGCGCGTCGAAGCCTTCCGAAAGCACGTTAACGTTGACCAGGGCGCGCAGGGCGCCGCGTTGATAGTCGGCGATGATCCGCTCGCGCTCGGGCTTGGGCGTGCCGCCGTGGACGATGCCGGCCGCAATCCCGCGGGCTTTGAGCGCGTCGGCGACGTGCTCGGCGTGGGCGACCGTCACCGCGAACACGATCCACGCGCGGCGGTCGGCTGCCAGCGCGCATAGCTCGTCGCAGGCAGCCTCGACCAGTTCCGTGCGGTCCACGGCGCGCGCGAGTTCGGCCTCGACGTACTCGCCGCCGCGGGTGTGGACGCCCGACAGGTCGGCGCGCGCCCGGCCCGCTTTGCTGACCAGCTTGGACAGGTAGCCGTCCGCGATCAGGTCGCCGATGCGGGCCTCATAGGCAATGTCGGTCAGCACGTTGTCAGGGCCGCACACGGGCACCGCGGCACCCTGCAGGCGGTACGGGGTGGCGGTCAAGCCGACCACGCGCAGATCCGGATTGAAGCGTCGGCAACCGTCGATGAACTGCAGATACTGGCCGTCGCCGGTCAGCGGGACGCGGTGCGCCTCGTCGATCAGCAGCAGGTCGAAGCGGCCGAGCTGTGGCGCACGCTTGGCGACCGACTGCACCTGCATGAACAGGATCGGGTCGAAGCGGTCACGGCGGCGCATGCTGGCGCTGTAGATCCCCGCGCGCGCCTCGGGCCAGATGGCGCGGAGCTTTGCGTGGTTCTGCTCCACCAGTTCCTTGACGTGCGCCAACACGCCCACCAGCCCGCCGGCCTCAGCGACCTGTCGCGCCATCGCACCCATCACCGGCGACTTGCCGCCACCTGTGGGGATGACAATCGCCGGGTTGCCGGGGTTCGTGCGCATCCACTGCCAAGCGCAGTCGATGGCAGCTTGTTGGTAGGGGCGGAGGATCATGCGAACAACCCAACCTGCACTGGCGCGTGCTCTGGCACAAGCGGCGGGGCGTTGTGCGCCTCGATGCGCGCCCGCAGAAGCGCGGCCCGGGCTGGCTTGCTGGGCGGCGTGTAGGCGCCGGTCCAGCGTGAATCTATGCCGACGTTGCGCCCGATGGTGGTGCTGTCTGCGCTGGAAAACGGGAGGCGGGTGAACACGGCTGGATCCAGCATCCGCAGCCCGTGCAGCCGGCACATTGGGTACCCGTCGTCGTCGCAAAGCACGTGCATTGCGCCGCCCATGCGGCCCCACCACTTGGCATCTCCGATGCGTGCGAACTCGCCAGACGATCCAATGCACACGCGCGGCCAGGTCTGCGCCAAACGCAACAGCCGGTCGATGCTCTCGTGCATGTGCCAGACGGGAGCACCAAACCAGCGAGGCAATGGCCACTCGGCCAGCAGCGCATCGTTTGCAGCCTCATCGCCGTCGATGACATCGGGAAGCACCGCGAAGTCGCAGGACGGGATGCGCATGCAGTCACGCGCCCAGGTGTAGTAGCCAGACCAGTCGGTGACTGCGGCGCCAGCTCGCCATGCGCTGAACGCCCCGTTGTCGATCGCGAAAGACTGGCAGACGTCGACGACAAGCCCAAGCTGATCCGGACGCGCGAATGAAACAAACGCATGCCCGGCCATCAGTGCCTCAACAGCGGCGGCGTCTGGAGTTATGGGGGTGCCGTGGTAGTGGATCACGCCACAGCCCTCGCGCCCATGTCGCTGCGCAGCGCGGCCAGCACCGGATCCGCGACCAACTCGGCCACCTTCGGACCGAGCGCAAGCTCTGCGCTGGTCCATCCGTTCTCGCCACCATTGCGGAACCGTCCGCCGTCGGGCGTTTCGTACTCGATCCAGTTCTCGGCCTCGTTGGCATCAACCACCTTGGCCCACCGGATCAGATCGGGGATGAGCCGATGCTCGGCGCACCCGGCGCGCTGCTCGTCGACGGACAGGTCGCGCTTGTGGCGAGCGCAGGACCAGCGGGCGTTGCCGTCGAGTTCTGGCGTGGCGTGGACGCACGTCCGGCAGTTGACCTGCACGCCTTCGCCGCGGTGGCAGAGGTTCGCGGCGGGGCACATCTTGCACTGGTACCAAGCGGGGTCTTGGCTGATGCCCGCGAGCGGGGTTGGCGATTCAACAATCCGAAGCGCCTTGTGTTCAAGGCCGTCGGCAACGGTGCGGTCGTAGTCTGTCCGCACCGAATCAGTAACCCGCCCGCCTGGACTCGCTACGGTCAGATAGTGGCGCGTCATGCCGGTGTAGTGCATGTAAACCTGCGCCTGGGCGTGGTAGACGTCATCCCATGCGGCAAGTGCAGCCTTCTCGCCGCGTTCCGCTTTCAGCTTGCGCAGCTTGGCCAGCTTGTCGTCGCCGACCGCTTTCGCCTCCCATACATGCCACGTCTTCGGCGCCTGCAACAGGCCGCGGATGGCGCCGTCCATGTGGCCGCGGAAGTGCCCGCCAACAGCAACTACCGCGAATTGCTGGCCGCTGGTCGGTTCGATGGTGTGAAGCTCGACACCGGGCACCATTCGCAAGCGATTTGCGAGCACTGTTTCGGTACGGTGGCCGTCGTCGAAGCGGTACAGCGTCGCAGCGTCGAACGTCTCACTGGTCGCCCATCGAAACGAATACCAAAGGCGCCGCGAGCACGGCTGGCCGATACTTGAGGCGCCAAGGTATCCGCGCGGCTGCTCCAAGCTTGCCGCGCGCTGCATAGCGGAATCAATCGCGGCCAGCGTGGGGTCTTGCTCGGCGGTGGTAATCAGCGCCATGACTTGCCCCCGGCAATGTTGCGCACAACATGAATTGAAATCGAAAGCGCCTGCGCAATGCTTGGGCATGTGAGCCCTTCGGTGCGTAGCCGTTTCACTTCCTGCGCTGTCTTCTCGGTGATCGTTGCGCGCGGGTGCTTTTCGCGAGCGTGCAGACCGCGGTGGACCGCAGAAATCATGGCTCTTGTCTTTTCAGAGTGGCGTCTCCCGTACATCGGGTTTGCTTCGCCAATCCTTGCGTAGCTTCCTTGCCGGCCCTTCGCGATCATGTCTTGCATGTTGTCTTCCTGAGTCCCAAGGAACAGATGCGACGGATTTACGCAGCTTGGTACGTCGCACCTGTGCAAGACTTGCAAGCCATCGGGAATCGGGCCGTTTGCAAGAATCCACGCGGCGCGATGCGCGCCGGTGGTCTTGTTGCCAAGGTTAAAGTTGCCGTACCCATTCGGGCGCATCGCTCCGACCCACATCCAGCAGCCTTGTTCTGAGCGTTCGACCTTGCGGTTAAATCTGGCAATGTCCGAGGGTGTCGGGCTGGTGACTGATTGCGGGATGGTGGCCATGGGTGTGCGCTCAGGCCGCTTCAACTTCGACGCCAGCCTTCGTCAGCTCGATCAACTGAGCCGGCGATGGAATGGCGATGGCGTGGGAGGTCTTGACCACATGCCGGGCCGCCTGCGCGGCGTTCGGAGCGTCAACCAGGCGTGTCTTCTGGGTTTCGGTGTTGGTGACTGCGTAAATGGGCATTGTTCGTGCTCGCGCTTGGTAGGTTTGCCCCGTCTGGCCGGGGCCACGCCGTGATGGATCAGGCCGCGTTGCGCTGCCAAGGCAGGCCGGCGCCATTGGCCGGCGATGCCACGTTGGCGGTGACAGCCTGGGCGGGGCGGGGAGCCTGAGCGACCGGAGCCGCGCCGTTCAGCGCCTTGAACTCGCGCACCTCGTTGCTCTCGCCATAGGCGCCGCTCGCCGGCTTGTGCTCCACGCGGATGACGTGCGGGATGTTGTGCAACTGCTGGCTGTCGGTGAGCTGGAGCTGCCCGGTTGCGTGGCGCAACTGCGCGAGGTGCTGCTGGCCGATCTGCACGGCGGTCGAGTTCGGGTTGGCCAGGGTCACGCGCGCCCACAACTGGCGCCCGCGATACGGGCCATCCACGATCTGATAGGTCAGCTCCAGGTATGAACCGTCGCCCTTCTTGGTCTGCTTCACGGTGCTGTCCGTGATCAGGGCCGGGTATTCGCCGCTCGGGAGCGCAGAGAACTGCGATTCGGGGCTTGCGTTGTAGTCGATGAGGCCGGTCAGGTTTGCCATGTTCGTTAGTTCCTGTTCGTTGGTTGGTTGGTTCAGGCCGCCAGGGCGGCGGCCGGGGTTGCGGTCGCATCTGCCAAAGCGTTGACAAAAGACGACCAGTCAAACGGCACTTCGTCTGGCATTCCGTAACGGTTGCCGGTGACATAGGCCGGGTTCTTGCCGACTACCAGAACGCGGTTCTGGGAGCCGATGGCACGGACGTGCTTCTTGTTGAAGCCAACGTCATCCTTGCGCGTGAAAAGCTTTTCGGTGGCGTAGCCAATGCAGTCGGACCATTCCTGGACGACCGCCGCGGCGTGCTTGTGGAGCTTCAGCGCGGCGTAGTTGTACGGCTCGCCGTCGGGCGGGTCCATGCGGCGCGATTCGTCGTGAGCGATCAGCACGACCACCATCCCGCGCTCGTTGCGCAGGTAGTCGAGCGCGTCCAGAAGATCGCGCCAGAGCTTTACGGCTTCGATGTACCCTTTCCCGAATCCGCCACCGACGAGTTCAATGCTTTTCACGTTGTGCTGCTGGCACAAGTGATCCCACAACAGCGTTTCCGTCCAATCGAGCGAGTCCAAGACAACCGCCCTGAAGTCGTGCTCTTGCGTGGACAGTTCGCGCAGTGCGTCCAACACATGCTGGTACTTCGTCGCCAGCGGGAAGGAAGTCACATCGAGCGCGTCCAGGCCTTCCTCGGTCTGGATGAACACAGCGCCGGGGATCTGCGACGCAAACGTGCTCTTTCCGATCTTCGGGCCGCCGTAGATGACGACCTTGGGGGCGCGGATGCGCTTGCCGCGCGTCAGGTTTTTCAGTGAGATTGACATCATGCTGCCCTTTTTGCGTACTCGCCGGTTCCGCGTTTGCGTCGGTTGTTTGCTTGTTGAAAATCGTCAGCCCAACGGCAGTTGCTTGGTTCGTAGTTGCCGTTCGTGTCGATGCGGTCGATGCTGTGTTTGTCGCTCGGGCGCTCACCCATGTCGGCCAGGAAGTTCGCGAAGTCATCCCATCGAGCGCAGACGCGAATCCCTCGGCCGCCATAAGCGGGGTAGTCCAAATCGCTTTTGTTGTTGCACCTCGCCCGCATCGATTTCCAGACGTAGTACTCCGGCGTTCCAGACTTTCCGTGAGTCGTCAGCGTCTTGGCGCGCGCGGCGCCAGCTTGCTTCGCCCGGCTTGCACTCGATTCGCGATGAAGGCATCCGCAAGAGCTTGTCTTGCCGCTTGTCACGCTTGATGCCGTGATCTCCTTTTGCTTTCCGCAGTCGCAGACAAACAACCAAATCCGCTTGCCGTGCTTGTCTGCCTCGCCTTGCGAGATGGCGACCAATCGCCCGAAGCGTTGCCCAGCGATGTTCAAGGCGGCTGGCATCTCAGCCCTCCACCCGTTCGACGGTGACGGCCGGCTTGGCCGGCTTCATCGTGATGGCCTGGGCGACGATGCCGTACAGCTCCGGCTCGTTGTCCTGGACGTAGCGCAGCTCGCGGAGTTCGAGTTCCAGCTTCCACCTGAACAGGCGCTTGGCGATCTGCTCCGGGATCTGCGGCGCGATCTGCGTCAGCACATCGCGGTCGATGGTGCGGTTCATGCTGCTGCGCACGGTCACGGTGTAGTTGCCGCTGGTGCTCTTGTGCGTGCCCTCGGCATCGATCTCGCCGAGCAGGTGCAGCACGTCGCGCTCGGCTTCCAGCCGGCGCAGGTTGGCGGCGATCTCCGCTGCCTTGGCCTGAATCAGCGCCTCAGCGGCGCACTCGAACAGTGCGGGCGCCATTGGCAGGATGTTAGCGGTGTTGTTCATGTTCACGGGCCTCGATACAGGTCGGATTCGGGGTTGGTTTCTGGCGGGTTGGTGTTGTCGATGTCCCGCTCGGCGATGCGCTCGCGGCGCCATGCGGTGGGGTTGCGCTGGTGCTCGGCGAAAATGGCGATGGCGCGCGGCGTGATGCACATCGGGTTGAATCGCCAGGGCGTGCGCGACTTGGCGCGGGGCTTGGCGGCGGGTTTCATGCGGCCCCCTTCGGCGCCGGGCCAACAGAACCCCAGGCCAGTTCACGGGCGCGCTTCTGGCCCTGCTCGATGGCCTTGGCTGCGCTGCTGCCGTTGCGGAACCAGCGCAGCGCGCATGCAATGCTGGCCGCGATCTCGCAGCCGGTCAGGCTGTGGCGGTCAACCGTGATCGGGTCGGACGCGCGGATGATCTTGATAGCCATTTCCAGTTCCTTTCAGTTGTGGATGCTCATGCGGCATCCGGCCCATTGCCCGCATGCTGATGCGCGAAATCGGCCCTGACTTTTGCCGACGCAATCGCGGTCGAAACACTTTTCCCCTCGCGAATCCGCATGATCCCGACGCGGATCGCGTCCTTGCAGATCGTCCGCGAATAGCCGCGCATGTTGCAGTAGTCGCGAACGCTGCGCGCCATCGCCTCGCCCTTGGTGTAGTGGCGCGACAACGGGATGATGTTCGGAGCCTGTTCGAGCGTCGCCTCGCAGCCGAGCGAAGCGCTGGCGCGAATGTGCGCAACCTTGCGCAGCCACGCGGCCAAACGCTCAACGGCGTGCGGCTGTTCGGTATTGCGCGTGACCGAGCCGTAACGGTCGGTTGGGAAATATAGGATGCCCATTGCGATTCTCCTTGGGTTGTCAAACCAAACCAGCCGCATTCAGCGCTTCCGCGATAACTCGCGCCCGCGCTTCGCATTCCTCGCGCGAGATACCGCCGCCGTGAACCGGATGCGGATCTCGCTGGATCACCACAGCGACGGACCACCCGTCTGCGTCTTTGATGCTCAGACCGCCGCAGCACTGTTCGATGGTTGCGCTCACGGCCCTTTGCCCTCCGCCCACGGTGAAAACTGATCACTGAGCACATGCTCGACCATCTCGCGAACGCTCATGCCTTCCGCTTTCGGCGTGTCGCAGAACTCCATGACGCGGGCCACGATGGTCGTCTCGGCGAAATCCTCGGCTGCTTCTTCGATCATCTCGACGCAGCGCTTGGCGAACTCGGCCGGGTTGGTGCGCAACAGGCGGATGTGCTGCGCGAAAATCTTTTCCGCTAGAAGCTCGGCCTGCGATTCATCCGACGCCATGACCTGGCGCAGACCCTCGGCCTTGACTGCTTCGCGGAATGCGTTCCGGCTGTCGTCGGTCCAGTAGCAATCGCTGTAGACCGTGTTGGCGTTGATGCTGGTGTCCATCGTCACTCTCCTCGCCTCTCGGCTTGCTGATGCGCCAGAAGGCGCATCGACAAGCGGGGTTAGACCGCGCTGCTGATTGCGCCGTTTTCGTACTTGACGGCGAAGTAGTAGCGCTTGCCTTTGGGGCGTTGGAGGGTCATGGAGTAGCGGCCCGCAAACTCTTTGATGGGCGCCGTCTTGATGACGTTGTATGTGATGCCGTCAATCTTGATCGTTTCCATCTGCCTTCCCCTCTGCCGCGCTGTGCGGCGTCGATGGGGAGAGATTAGGCGCACCTAAGCCGTGATGCAATAGGCACACCTAACTTTCCGACGAACGGTAGCGCGGCACGCTGACCGCGCAGCAGGTTGGTGCCTTTGATCGTCTTCGTCTCACCACTGACCCAGTCGCTTACCGATGGCGGGCGGATGCCGCATGCGCCAGCCAGGCCGGCTTGCGTCAGTCCTTGGCCTGCATCCATCGCCTGCTGTAATCGGTCTTTGAGCATGGCACGAAGCTATCCCGACAAGCGGTAGGGGCGCCTATTGACTGCTAAGGTTAGGTGCACCTAAGATGGCAGGCATGGACGCGAACAAGATCATTGATGCACTTGGCGGGACCGCAGAGGTTGCCCGCATGTGCGACGTGCAGCCGCCATCCGTCAGCGAGTGGCGCAAAGAAGGCATCCCGCGAGCGCGCTTGATGTACCTGCGACTGCTTCGCCCGGATGTGTTTGAAGGCCAAGGCGAGCAAGAAGCAAGGCGGGCCGCCTGAGATGAAAAGGATCACTCGCAAGCGCACCGGTGTTTGCTTCGTCTGCGGAAAGTCGACGGCTCTGCTGATCCACAGCGCATGCAGCCGCGCGCTGGCCGATGAAAAGCAAGAGGCCGCCAGGCTGCGCAAGGGCAGGATTACCGCAAAGCGGTATGCGGCAGGGCGTAGCGTGCCGGGGTCAAGCCAATGACCTCCGCAAGTCAGTTCATGGGACCGGAGGCTGATTGCAGGGCGGTTGTCATTTACAGGCCGGGTGCTTCGTCGCCCGGCCTTTTTTCGCCCACCGTTTCGCCGTCCACCGTCACCGTCAGCCCCAACATCTCCATCAACTGCCGCCGTCGCTCGGCCTCCGGTAGCGCCATGAACGCGCGTGCGTTGGCGCGCACCCGGGCCAGGCGCCTGCGCTCGCGGAACTCGTCGAGTGAGACGACGCCGGGCGGCAGCTTGCGCTTGCGGGGCATGTGAATGGACCTGCGAGACCTGCGGGCAAAGGTGACTGTCGAGGCCGACGCGGCGCTTGATGCAGCGTGCCGGGCCACCGGTAAAGACAGATCCGAGATTGTGCGCGATGTGCTTCATGAGTGGGCACTTTCCGAGATAGCCAAGGCCACCGTCCTCTTGCGCCGCCTGGAAGTCGAGGGAATCACGGCGCGCCCGGGCGGCGCGCGAGGGAATCATCAGTGATGGCGGCACCCGCGACAGAGCCGACGACACCCGGCGAATACGCGCTGGCCTATGCCGCCATCGGCTGGGCGGTGATCCCGCTGCACTGGATCGACAACGGGCACTGCTCGTGCGGTCGCCACGATTGCCCATCACCGGGCAAGCACCCATATGCCATGCTGGCGCGCAACGGCGCGCACTCGGCCACCCGGGACGCGGACGTGCTGGCCCGATGGTGGCAACAGCACCCGCAGATGCACGTCGGGATTGCCACGGGTGCCGCGTCCGGCATCGTGGTGATCGACATCGACCCGCGAAACGGTGGGGACATCACCTGGCAGGCGCTGTGCGACAAGCACGGCGGCGAGCCGGACACGGTGTGCGCCAACACGGGCGGCGGTGGCCGGCACCTGGTATTCGCGCACGATCCCGATCGGGTGGTGCGCTCCCCGGGCCGCGGCGTGGACGTCAAGGGAGACGGCGGCTTGATCGTCGTCGAGCCATCCGGCCACATGAGCGGCAAGCGCTACGTGTGGGACGCCGAGGCGGACCCGGTGGCTGGCGGGACCATCGCGCCCACGCCAGCGTGGCTGAGTGCTCCGCGATCGGCCGAGGTGGTGACGCCGGCTGGCCGGGCGGTTGGGTTCATCGACCCACAGCGCCTAGCCGACATCCGCGCGGCGCTCAAGTACCTGGACCCTAACCCGCATGAGGTGTGGTTTCAGGTCGGCATTGCGCTGCACTCCACCGATGCGCCGGAAGCGTTCGGCCTGTGGTGCGAGTGGGCGGCCGGCTCTGCCAAGTTCAACGAGACCGAGCACCGCAAACGGTGGGCGAGCTTCGGCCGGCGCTCTGGCCTGCACATCGAATCCCTGTTCTTCTGGGCGCGTGACGCTGGCTGGCCCGGCTCGCAGCCGGTGGCCGTTCCGATTGAAGCGGTGACGCTGGCGCAACCGAAGGCCGCGGATCCGGTGGGCGGATTGCTGGAACTGCCGGGCGCGCTCGGCGATTTCGTGCGGTGGACCAACGCAACCGCACCGCGGCCCCAGCCGGTGTTCGCCGTCTCCGCGGCCCTGGCGCTCGGCGCTGCCGCATGTGGCCGGCGCTACCGCACCAGCCGGAACAATTTCTCCAGCCTGTACCTGGTCAACGTCGGCAAGTCCGGCAGCGGCAAGGAACATGCGCGCACGGCCATTCACGCGGCGCTGACCGCGGCAGAGTGGCCGCAACTGATCGGGCGTTCCGGGTTCAGCTCTGACTCGGCCGTGGTGTCGTCGCTGCTGCTGCAGCCGGCACAGATCACGGTGATGGATGAGATTGGCGCGCTGCTCGGCAACATCCAGGCCGAGGGCGCGTTCATGGCGCGATCGGCCGTCACCAGCCTGGTCGAGGCGTGGGGCAACCTCCACGGGACCATGCGCCCCAAGGCGCTGTCCATGCTGTCCGCCACGCGCGACCAGATCGAGAAGGCGCTCGGCCAGGTGGTCCACAACCCGGCGCTCACACTGCTGGGGATGACCACCCCGCGGACGTTCTACGGATCTCTGACCGAGCAGAGCATCGAGGGCGGGTTCCTCTCGCGCCTGATCTGCATCGAAACGGACATCGGCCGGACGATGCCGGGCGCACCGCTCGCCACCGACTGCCCGGAGCACGTCGTCGACTGGCTGAAATCCATCCGCACCCACCATAGCCAGCGCGGGAACCTTGCCGCGGTCGAGGCCGCCCCGGATGCGAAGCCGGTGCTGACCGATGTTCCGATCCTGCCAGCCGCGCAGGCGGTGTTTGACGCCTACATGCGCGAGACCATCGCCAGCGCCGACCTGCTGGAACAAGAGGGCATGGCCGAGCTGGAAGTGCGCAGCGTAGAGAAGGCGATGCGCGTCGCCCTCATCCTGTCCGTGTCCTTCGACCCCTACGCGCCGACGATCGGACGATATGAGGCCGAATGGGCGGTGCAGTTCATCCGCCATTGGACCGCGCGCACCGTCCAGGCCGTGCGCGAGAACATGCACGGCGGGAAGTTCGCGCAGTGGCAGGCCGACACCCGTCGGGTGATCGAGATAGCCGGCAAGCGCGGGCGCACTGAGGCCGAGCTGCCACGGTACAGCCGCAAGTTCGACGCGCTCGAACCGCGTCAGCGCCGGATGGTGCTCGACGCCCTGGTGTCGCGCGGGTCGATTGCGCTGGTCGAGATCCGCTCGCCCGCAGGCCGTGTCCGCAAGGCGTGGGTGGCTGTCGACGAAACCGTAGACAGCGGAGACAACTCGTAGACACAACCGTCTACGACGTGAAGTCGCGCCAGTGCTGACGAAACCAGAAATCGTAGACAAATAGACAACCAAGATTTCAGCCGGGAATCATGGATCAATCCGCCAACAGAAATCAATAGTGTCTACGATTTCACTTTTTACTTGTTTTCTTATCTAAATCAGATACTTACCTAAGAGACAAAGATGTCTACGCCTGTCTACGATGAGAGGCACCCGCCGACCACCACCCACCTTCCACTCACAACTGTGAGCGAGGCCAACCAGCGCGACCACTGGCGGGTGAAGGCCAAGCGCGTGCGGCTCCAGCGGCGCACGGCGGCCATGCTGGTCCCTGGCTGTCCGCTGCCCTGTGTGGTCACGCTGACGCGGATCAGCCCGCGCATGCTCGATGACGACAATTTGCAATCGGCCCTAAAGGCCGTCCGGGATGGGGTGGCCGATCGGCTCGGCGTGGATGACCGCGACCCGCGTGTCGAGTGGCGGTATGCGCAGCGGAAAGGGGCGGTGAAGGCGGTGGAGGTGGTGACGGAGGGGGTGTCGTGACCCCCGCCTGCCACAACCGCCCCGAGTTCGTCGCCTACGAACACCCCTCCGGCGAGCTGATCCCGCACCGCATGTCGCAGCCGTGCAAATCGTGGTCAACCGGCGACCGCGCGACGCCTGTGCCGGTGCTTGAGGGCTGGCAATGCGCCGGGTGTCGGTGGCTGCCGCGCGCTGACGTGCTGCGGTTTGCGCAGATCACGAACGATCCGCAGTTGATGCGGGAGCTGACGGAGCTGGCGGGTGTCGTCGAGTGCTGGTGTGAAAGGTGCGACAAGGAGCAAGCAGGCCCGAACGGGATCGGTTTGTTTCTGCGCTTCCGCATGAACCTTTGCCCGACCTGCGGCGACAAGCGGTGCCCGCGTGCGGCGGATCACAGGAACGAGTGCGCGACGGAGTTGGCGAAATGAGCCGAATCGAAGTCATCGGAAACGCCACGCTTTACCTCGGCGATTGCCGCGACATTTTGCCGACGCTCCCGAAGGTGGACGCGGTGATTACTGATCCGCCGTATGGGGTTCATCTTGGCGAACACGGGCCGACCTCAATGGGTAAAGTTGCTTACTCTGGGTTCGTTGATTCTCCTGAATATGTCAGATCGGTATGCGTCGCGGTTATCAAGAAATGCTTACAGATGGCTAGCCGAGTTGTCATAACGCCTGGAAATCGGAACTGTTTTTCGTATCCTCCTCCCGACGAAATAGGAGCTATTTATAACCCAGCGGGCGCTGGTTTTTGTCGGTGGGGAACGAATACGTCTCAGCCGATTCTGTATTACGGAAAAGACCCGCACAAAAATAGAAAATTGCCACAGTCTGTTCAGTGGAACGAACTGGCTGACAAAAACGGTCACCCGTGTCCGAAGCCGACACGCTTGATGATTTGGATAGTTAATCGTGCGTCGCTTGACGGCGAACTAGTCGTCGACCCATTCATGGGCAGCGGCACCACGGGCGTCGCGTGCATGAACCTTGGCCGCAGTTTCATCGGCATCGAGCGCGAACCCAAGTATTTCGACATCGCCTGCCGCCGCATCCAAGACGCGCAGCGGCAGGGTAGGTTGATCGCATGACCGGCAGCGCAACAGACGTCATCCGCACCTTCGGCACCGTGTTCGAGGATGTGAGCTGCGAGCAGGTAGCGACCAAGACACTGCGCGCGGCGTTCACCTGGGGCGGTGTGGCCGCGCTGGGGATTCTCGAACTCGCGAAAGACCAGGTTCTACGGGGGACCGAGGGATGAACCGCATGGAGCTGACGAGCAAGATGCACCGCGCCGGCCTGCGGCTCGATGACGCGGCCACTGCGGCGGCCGTGGCGTTCCAGGCCATGCGCCGGGAGCGCGACGCGCTGATGGTGCGCGCGGTGGTCGAATGCGGCATGTCCGTTCGCCTGGTCGGAGCAATCCTTGGCGTCACCCATGCCCGCGTGGTGCAGGTGGTAAATGCCGCGCGTCGCGACTTACCAGCCAACACCCTCACCCTGCAGACACCTGAAAAGGAGTCGCAAGCGTGAGCATCTTTCGCAAGTTCTCCGATTGGTGGAGCGGGAAGCGCGCCCGCGTGCGCGATCTGCTGGCCGAGTTGCCCGACCCGACCCAGATCCTGGCCGAAGCCAACGCCTGGCACTCTGCGCTCACGTTCCTTGGCAATCGCATCAAGGATTGGGAGCCGGACGATACGCGCGTGGCGCAGTTCATCCGAGAAAACGCCCAGCTTGTCGAGTTCGCCACCGGCGCGGTGCGCGGCCTCGGAGGCGTCAAGGCGGAAGCCGTGATGCAGGCGGTCCGCGCCGGCTGGCGTGCGCTGAACAAGGCCGACGATGCATTCGACACCTGGTGGTCGGCGAAGGGCAAACCGCTGCTCGACGACTACGTGACGTTCGCCAATGCGATGAACGGATGGAAGGTGCCATGATCCGATCCGCTTTGCTGTTCCTGCTGTGCATCTCCGCGGCGCTCGCCTCGCCGCTCCCGCTTCCGACGCAGATCCCGAGCAGCGCATCCGGTCGCTACGTGACACCCAACGGCGATTGCGCCGTGGTGTTCAGCCGCTTCGGCGCGGATCACGTCAACGTCGACATTGCCTGCCCGGGCGAGCTTGACGTGATCCCGGCCGGCGTCCGGTGCTTCGGCACCTGCTCGCACTCGACCGTGTTTGCGTTCCGCGGCGCGTGCCCTGGCGCCCCCGGCGTGGCCTATGTTTTCCCGGTCGAAGGCAGGAACCCCAGTTCGCAGTGGTTGGCATTCGATGCGGTCGACGGTGCCGACCTGATCGTACGGCGTGGCGTGACCGCTGCGCAGCTATACAACGGCGGCGGCGTGGCCGAGCGGTGGACGCGCGATGGCTGGATTTCCAGCCCATCACCCTACGCATGCGGCGCTGCGCGGTTCAGCGCAGACCGCAAGAAGTAACGGGGCGCCCGTGATCGACGCCGAGATCGCAAACCAACTCGCGGGGCCGATGGGCGGGATTTTCGGCCTCGGCCTGATCATGGGCGCGGTGTTGATGTTTGCGGCCAACCGCAAGGTAGTCGAACCGTACATGCAGCGCGCACACGTCGCAGAGATCCAGGCGCTACAGGCTCAGGTGGCGCTGCAGCAGCGGCAGATCGCCGACCTTGAGCAGTTTCGCGACCAATACATGGCTCTGCTTGAGCGGCACAGCAAGGCCACCCTCAACCCATGAACGGGATGCTCGCCATGCTCGGGATTCTGCTTGCCGGCGGGGTGCTCGCTGGCCTGATCGCGGTGGACATCCGCCGGCACCAGAACCGCGAGCGCGCGGCGATCAACTGGTGTAGCCCGCCGGAGCGGCAGCGGGATGAGCACGAGGACGGCGGGCCGTGAACGATGACATCGCCCTGACCGTCGCCCAGCGGCTGATCAAGGCTGAGGAGGGCTGCTATCTGGTGGCCTACCCGGACCCGGCCAGCCCGCTGGCCAAGGCGCTGGGGCCGAAGGCTGCCGAGCAGATCGGACGGGGCGCTGGCGTGCCAGAGCACCTGCGGCACCTATCCGGCGATCCCTGGACGATTGGGTACGGACAGACAGGCGCCGACGTCAAGCGCGGCACAGTGTGGAGCCAGCAGCAGGCCGATTCACGCCTCGCGCAGACGCTCTCGCTGACGTTCGCAGCAGTCAAGGTCGCATGGCCAGGATCACATCGACTGCATCCGAAAGCACAGGCCGCGCTGATCTCGCTGGCCTACAACCGTGGCACGTCGCTGACCAAAAAGGCCGGCGACGCGCTCGACCGTCGCCGCGAGATGCGCGAGCTGCAGCCGCTGGTGGTCCGCAAGGACTACGCCGGCATGGCCCGCGCGTTCCTGTCGATGCGGCGCATCTGGGAAGGCAAGGGGCTCGCCGGCCTGCTGCGTCGCCGAGAGGCCGAGGCCGCGCTGTGCGAGGAAGCCTTGACCGAAGTCGGGAGGGCGTAGTGTGTCGGGATGGTCTACCGTTGCCGTGCTTCTGCTTGCCTTCGCGGGCGGGTACTTCGTTTGCGACTGGCGCTACAAGTCAGCCGCCCTCGACGAAGCCCAGCGGCAACTGGTCATCGCCGCCGACAAGCCAGCCGCGACCGTCGATGCGGAGCGCCGTTTTGTGGCTGCGCAGGATGCGCGAGATCGGGGAAAGGAACGCGCCCGGCAAGGCGTTAGCGCTGCGCCGAGCCTCGCTGAGTGTCCTGTGCCTGATGAGCTTGCAAGCATGCTCATGGCTCAGGCCGAAGCCACCAGAAGCGCCGCCGCAGGCGAAGTGCCCGATCATTCAGTGCCTCGACCGGGCGCTAGTGCTGTGCAAGGGCGTTGACCCGATGCCCATCAAGACCTGCGCCGATGCTGTGTTGCTCGCATCCGATGCGCTCGGCGAGGTCGTCGTGTGCCAAGAGGCGCACCGCGAGCTGATTCGGTGCGTTGAGCAGTTCAACTTCGATCATGGCAGGTAGCGTGAATTTCCCCCCTTACAAAGCCGTGGCCGTCGCGGATCTGATTCCGTATGCCCGCAACAGCCGCACGCACTCCGACGCACAGGTGGCGCAGATCGCGGCCAGCATCCGTGAGTTCGGGTTCACAAATCCGGTGCTGGTCGACGGTGCAAACGGCGTGATCGCCGGGCATGGCCGCATCCTGGCGGCGCGCAAGCTGGGCATGGACACCGTGCCCGTGATCGAACTGGCGCACCTGAGCGAGGCGCAGAAGCGGGCCTATGTCATCGCCGACAACAAGCTGGCGCTGAATGCCGGGTGGGATGATGAGATGTTGCGGCTCGAAATCTCCGAGCTGACGGACGCCGGCTTCGACGTGAGCCTGCTCGGGTTCAGCGATGAGGAACTGGCGCTGATGGACCCGGAGGAAAGCGAGGCAAGCCAAGAGGTAGGGGCCGGCAAGCTATCCGATCGTTTCATGCTGCCGCCGTTCTCAGTGCTGAACGCGCGCGAGGGCTGGTGGCAGGACCGAAAGCGCGCCTGGCTGGCGCTGGGCATCAAGAGCGAACTTGGGCGCGGGGGGGGGCAAGGAACACCGCCCCACCCGCCAACCGTGACGAGGAACAAGGACGGGACATTGAATTACAGCGGCACGCAGGGGCAAAGCGAACGATTCGACAGGCAGCGCCAGGCGGCAGCGCCAGGCGGCAGCGCCAGGCCAGCGTGCGACTACAGCAAAAAGCAGCGCGGCAATGGCGCAGGGCGGCCGTTGTGAGCCGTAACCCAAACGCCATTCCGGGGGGGGCAGCAATGCCGCTTGATCGGGCGAAGGCAGACGCAAGCGCCGGGCTGGCCTATGGCGCCGGGCTGGCCTATGGCGCCGGGCAGGACAGCGAAGCCGGCAGCGGGACGAGCATCTTTGACCCGGTGCTTTGCGAGATCGCCTATCGCTGGTTCAGCCCTCCGGGCGGGCTGATCCTTGACCCGTTCGCGGGCGGCTCAGTGCGCGGAATCGTGGCCTCAAAGGTTGGCCGTCAGTACCTGGGCTGTGAGCTGCGCCAGGAGCAGGTGGAGGCCAACCGGGCGCAGGGTAGCGAGCTATGCGGCGATGATGAGCGCCCGCCCGCGTGGGTATGCGGGGACAGCCGTAACATCGACAAGCACTGCGCGGACGTTGCGGCCGACATGGTGTTTTCATGCCCGCCATACGCTGACCTTGAGGTCTACAGCGACGACCCCGCGGACCTGTCCACAATGGACTATGCCGCTTTCCGCGTCGCCTACTTCGAGATCATCGCCAAGGCTTGCGCGCTATTGCGGCCGGATTCGTTCGCCTGCTTCGTCGTCGGCGAGGTGCGCGACAAAAAGGGCGCATACATCGACTTTGTGGGCGATACCGTGCAGGCGTTCCGCGACGCTGGGCTGGCCTATTACAACGAGGCAATCTTGATAACCGCGGCCGGATCGCTGCCGATCCGCGCGGGCAAGCAATTCAGCACGAGCCGCAAGCTCGGCAAGACGCACCAGAACGTGCTGGTGTTCCTGAAGGGAGACGCCAAGCGCGCCGTGGCCAGATGCGGGCCTGTTGAGATAGACGAGGCGATGTTTGTCGGCATGGCCGAGGAGCCCGCGTAATGGCCAACCCTGCCCACAAGCCCACCGAAGGCACGCGCGCACAGGTCGACGCGCTGGCGGGCCTCGTTGGCTTGCCGCAGGCAGAGATTGCCGCGTTCCTGGCCATCGACCTGAAGACGCTGCGCAAGCACTACCGCAAGGAACTGGACACCGCGACCACCAAGGCGAACGCCGCCGTGGCCAAGGCGCTGTTCACCAAGGCCACCAAGGGCAACGACACCGCAGCGATGATCTTCTGGCTCAAGGCGCGGGCCAAGTGGCGCGAAAAGACGGTGGAGGAAGTTCAGGACGAGGCGCTGCAAATGCCGACGCGCGTCAATATCCGCATCATCGACGCGAGCGTGCCCCGTGACCCTTGAAGTGGACTCGATCATGAACGGGCCGCAGGCGCGATTCATGGCGATGAACCACAAGTTCCGCGCATTCGTGGGCGGCTTCGGATCTGGCAAGACGTGGACGATCAGCAGCGCACTATGCGCGCACGCCTACGAGCACAAGGGCGTTGCCGCGGGCTATTTCGCGCCGACCTATGGCCACATCCGCGACATTTTCTATCCGACCGTGGAGGAAGTCGCCGATCAGTGGGGGCTGACGGCCACGATCAAGCAGGGCGTGCATGAGGTGACGCTTCGGCGCGGCCAACGTGTGCTGACGACCATCATCTGCCGCAGCATGGACAAGCCCAGCGACATCGTGGGCTTCAAGATCGGCAAGGCGGCAATCGACGAGCTGGACATCCTGCCCAAGCCCAAGGCCGAGATGGCCTGGCGCAAGATCATCGCGCGCCTGCGTGTCGTCAAGCCGGGGCTGGTCAACGGCGTGGACGTGGCGACGACACCCGAGGGATTCCGGTTCACCTATGACCAGTTCGTGAAGCAACCGCGCGAGCGGCCAGAGGTCGCCGAGCTGTACGGGATCGTTCAGGCCAGCACCTACGAGAACGGCAAGAACCTCCCGCCCGACTACATCCCATCCCTGCGCGCGAGCTACCCGCCGCAACTGATCGATGCCTACCTGGACGGGAAGTTCGTCAACCTGACCAGTGGCGCGGTCTACCCGAACTTCGATCGGCGGTTGAACCACACGCCCGAGCGGATCCGGCCAGGCGAAGCGCTGCACATCGGGATGGACTTCAACGTGCTGAACATGACGGCCATCGTGTCCGTTATCCGCGATGACAAGCCGCTGACGCTGGCCGAGGTGTGCAAGGTGCGCGACACGCCGACGATGGCGCGCGTTCTGCGCGAGCGATTCCAGGAGCACCCGATCACGATCTACCCGGACGCCAGCGGCGGCAACACCAGCAGCAAGGACGCCAGCGAGTCCGATCTATCCATCCTGCGCCAGGCCGGGTTCACCGTCCGCGCGAACGCCAGCAACCCGGCGGTGCGCGATCGCGTGAACTCGGTCAATGCGCTGGTTCTGAACGGTGCGGGCGCGCGCTCGTGGAAGGTCAACACCGACGCCTGCCCGACGCTGACCGAGTGCATCGAGCAACAGGCATATGACACCAGCGGCGAACCCGACAAGTCGGCCGGCATGGATCACGCGCCCGACGCTGCGGGCTATTTCCTGGCGCACCGCTGGCCCATCGTCAAGCGCACGGCGACCGCGCAACCACTGAGGATCTTCTGACATGGCCATCAAGGTGGACGACGCCGACCCGCGCGTCAGTGCAATGCAGCCAGACTGGGAACTCATCGAGACGCTACTCGGCGGCACGCGAGCGATGCGCGCAGCTGGCGAAAAGTACCTCCCGCGCTGGTCGCTCGAAGACCGCGCGGACTATGACGCCAGGCTCAAGCTGGCCACGCTGTTTCCGGCCACCGACGAGACCATCCGCCAGCTCACCGGGCGGGTGTTCGGCGAGGAAGTCGGCGACGACGAGGTGCTGTCCTGGATCAAGGACGAGGTGTGGCCGAACATGGACATGCAGGACGCGAACGGGCACGTTTTCGCCCGGGCGTGGTTCCGCGCTGGCCTCGCCTTCGGCCTGGCCCATGTGTTGGTCGAGGCGCCGATTGCGCTCGAAGTGCGCACGCAGGCCGACCAGCGCGCGTCCGGCGTGCGGCCCTATTGCATCCTGCTGACGCCCGGCCGGGTGCTGGGCTGGAAGATCGGCGCCGACAACAAGCTGTCGCAGTTGCGCGTCACCTGGAGCCGCACGCAGCCCGGCGACTTCGGCGACGAGATCGTTCCTCAGATCCGGGTCTATGACGCCACGCCCGGCGCGTCGGTCAGCGTGCGGACGTTCGAGAAGGTGCGGACCAACGACGGAAAGCACCAGTGGGCACTGGTCGAGCAGGTGGCGATGGGCGTCGATGCGATCCCGCTGGCGACGTTCTACACCGGCAAGACAGAACCGATGTGCGCGATTCCGCCGCTTCGCGAACTGGCCTACCTCAACGCAAAGCATTGGGCCAAGCAGTGCAGCAATGACAGCCTGATCGACGTGGCATCGGTGCCGATCCTGTGCGCGATCGGCATCGACGACGAGAAGACCAGCATCCCCATCGGCGCCAAGGCTGCGGTCAGGATCAGCAACCCGCAAGGCAAACTGATGTTCGTCGAGCACTCCGGCCAGGCCATCGGCGCGGGCCGGCAGTCGCTACTCGACCTCGAACAGCAGATGAAGGCCACCGGCGCCAAGCTGATCGAACCGGGCGCGGCGACCAAGACGGCCACGCAGGCGGGCGAGGAAGCGGCGCAATCGAACAGCGTGCTCGCTGGATGGGTGCGCGACTTCGCCGACGCGATGGCGGCCCTGCTCGACGTGATCGCCAGCTACCGCGGCGACGCCAAGGGCGGCAAGGTCACGATCCACGCCGACCTCGACCCGGACACGACGCCGAACGAATCCATGCAGGTGCTGACCAAGATGGTCACCGCGCGCGCCCTGTCGCCGCGCGGCCTGTTTGAGGAAGGCAAGCGCCGCGGCCTGATCAGCAGCGAACGGGAATGGGACGACGAACAGGAGCTGATCGCGCTCGACACGCCGGAGCCGGTGACGGAGCCGCGCGCGATGGTGGCGCCGG